GTTTGGCCAGATGACGACACTCTGACCTTTCTCAATACACTTCCCAATTCTATTGACAATTTCTCGATTGCGGGGCTCATTATCATATACAAAAATAATATCGCTTCCTTCAAGACAACGTACGTCACCGTCACTGCCACACAAAGCCACACTATTCCTAACAAAAGTGCTGTCGAAGGGTCCTTCGACCACATAGATTGGTAGTGCTTTATTGATTGAATCCAGTCCATAAATCTTTGGTGCTTCCTCATCCAACATCACAGTGATATATTTAGTGAATGACTTTCCCAGTGCTCTTCCCTGAAATCCTATAAAGTTTTTAGATTCATCATACATGGGAATTATAATTCTTGGTTCATCTCTCCTAATAGTATCAAATGTTTGTTTTTGGGTATTAGTCCACTCCATGAACTTATCAGCGTAGTAAAACTTATCCGGATCTACTTTGCGATTTTTAAGATACTCTGATGCAACATGATTAGTTGATGCCTTTGGCAAATTAATCGATTTCTTAAACACTGGTTTCTTAAAATCAAACTTTGGTTCTTCCACTACAAAGTTTTTTCCAGTGTGACCCTCTTTAAATTTTTCAAGAGTATACTGCTTGTGAAGAGTTATGTCAATATGCTTAAGAAAATTATTAAGGGACATACTTGCACCACAATTATGGCACTTAAAGTTTGCATTATTTTTAACCTGATAGATATATCCTCGTGCCTTGTTTTTATTTTTCTGCGAATCTCCACAAATGGGGCACCTAAAATTATATAAGTTATCTTTCACCCTCTTAAATTTCTGAAGGCGAGAAGATACTAGTCCAATATACTTGGAATCAACCAAATCCATTGTGTGAAATCATCACTGGTTCTTCATTATAACCTGCTGAGGTGTCTGAGTCAAGAAAAATGGAAAAACTCTAGTACCGGCACTTATAATAAGTGCTGATACGATCAAAACTCCTCCTACTTGCCACCTAAACTTTGAGAATGCTTTGATATCTACTTGAATTTTGTCAATTCTGTCATGAATGATTTTATTATTTTTTTCCTCAGATGTTTTCAATTCATCAATCATTTTAATGATCAAATCATCTGTTTTTAAACTTTGCTCTATCCTTTCATCATGCTTTGCAAGAATAGAAGCAATTCTTTGATTTCCTTCTGATATCTTATCCACGGCAGTTTCTAACCTTGCCATCATCTCACGAGTCAGATTTTCATAAATACTGAATTTAGATTCGAGAACTGCAACCTTAGAATTTTGATTGAACATCATTTCCTCCCTTTTAAGAAATCCATCCAAACTTTTCTACCAGGACCCTTCATATATTTTCTTTCTTTCTTTCTCTTCAAGTTTACTGGAGGTTGATCTGGAGGTAATCCTGCAATTGCACCACTACTTGCATTATTTGTAGGAGCAGCAATTGCTACGTCCTCATTCATCTCTCTAATTAAATTAATAATTTTATCTAATTTCATTAGATGTTATGCAATTGTTCTAAACAATATTCGTCCACATTAACATCATTAATTTCAGTTTTAGGATATTCAGTTATCCTATTTAAAAATACAAGAAAACTTTTTATACTTGGCCACAAATCAGGTTCTAGATTATAAAATAATAATGGAACTGTAGCTTCATTAAAAACATTAAACAATATTGTTAGATGATTGAGTATGAGATGTGTTTTAAGTTCCCCAGTATTTTTGTATCTTTTCAATAATCTTTTAACGTATTTGATACGTTTCAGATCATCTTCAAAGTCACTTTTTGTAACTGCCTGGGGATTATCATAAAATTTTATGGCAAAGAGCAAATAATTACTCTTATTTAATTCATCAAATCTCATACCCAATCACTCATCCCATTATCAAGAATCCGGATACTGAGTATCATCTTCAAGGATAGATCCATCAGCATCATTTTGAATTCCACCCTTACCAGCAGAATCTTTACCCATTGCAACCAATGTTTCGGACTTAACTCTCAATTTTCCATGCATGTCGATGTAAGTGGTGATACCGACCCATCCTGCATGTTGTGGAATGTATTGAGAATTATCTCCACGAACTGCTTGTGCTTCTGCAGTATCTACACCAAACACTGAACGAGTTACAGGGTTAGTAGAAAGTCCAGTTTGAACTTCAGGTGCCCTATAGTTAGTGTCATACACTGTATATCCAGGTTCTGCAGAAATTGCATATACTGCACCAGCAGCAACAGTAGTCAAACCAGAAACAAATCCGGAAGTACTTGCAATAGAAAGAGTAGTATCACTATCAATTGCACTAATTACAGCATATCCAAAAGTTGCACCAGAACCAACAGTAATTACATTACCTGTAGAAATACCAGCAGTATCAAAAGTTGCACCAGTTCCAACTACTTTTTTAGTGTCGAGATTGACGGCAATTGTTCCGTCATCATATACCAAATCTTTATTGCCCCAAAGAGACATGTTCTTTTACCTATTATTTCTTTGTACTAATATTTATATTATACAGTTTCTCTTGCCTTAATGGCATTTGAAACTACTTCAAGAAGTTGATCATCCATTTCAGTCTTGGTGAGTTTAACTGCTTTGGAAAGAATTACTAAGCAAATGGAAATCAGTTTTTCGCCAAGTTCCTCATTATCGGGAATTTTAGCAACGGCATCGGTAATAATCTTTGATGCCAGTGGGAGAAGGAATGCTAACATTTTTTTACCAAAAGATCTAAACTATATAGCAAATTTGTCAATAGTATCTTGTGTGTTTATGAACATCATATGGTTTTTTATTATCAACTTCATATGATCTCTTCTTTGCTGCTTCCATATCTTTTGAAAAATCACGAAATTTTTTCTTTTTCTTTTCTTTATCTTCATTCTCAACCTTCTTCATAAACTTTTTATCAGTCAATAGAGAAGATCGAAGTGCTTCCTTTACCTCTTTTTTCTCAGGGAGTTTATTATGCTTTGTTGATGCAAAATCTTTCACATCACTTTTCTTCATAGTTTCTGCAGCTTTTGCCGTTTCTGGAGTCGTAGGTGCTATCTCACCTTTTTGAATGGCACGAACAATTCTAAAAAATTTCTGTTGCTTTTTAGATACTGGAGGCATTAATCCGACTCTCCAGGTCTTGATCTATATGGATTTGGTTGAGGTGCTCTCATTTTAGAAAGTCTATTCTTAATTCTATCAACAGAAGTTAATTCACCATCATTTTTAGCACCACGATCTTTTTTCTTCCCTCTTGGTTGAACACCAAGTCTAGAAGATCCCATTTCTCTAGAGACAGCCTTAAATGCTGCACTTGGTTCGGGTGATCTTGGTGTTCCTTTGTCTTCTCTTCTCCTCTCATCAATCAAATCACCTTCCATATCATAAGACATCTTAAGACCCATTGCTCTCAACTTATTCTTTGCAAGATTGATTTTAGTGGGGATTGATCTTGTATCTTCTTCCTTTGCTGGTTTTGAATTCTCATCCCAATACTCACCACCATAACTGCACTCATCTCTGGTTTCATTCTTATCACACTTAGGGCAATAACGAACTGCTCCTGCTTCCTCACTATAATTTAAAGGAAGTCTTCCCTGCTTTTGCATCTGCATTGTTTGATTCTGCATCATGATCTTTTTCTTCAGCATCTTATCTTTATTCATAAGTTGCTTTCTTTCCTCTGGGGAAGGACCTGCTGCCTTTACTGCTGCTTCCTGTTCCTCAAGTCTTTGCGATTTCAGAGCATCAAGGTTTGCACGAATACTTTCACCGATTGTGGGATTTACATTAACTTTATTCTTGCCCTTCATCACATCAAATTTCTTATTATCTTTCCCCTCTTTTTCATAAATGACTTCTTCTTTTCTGGTGTCTTGTCCATCAGCAACTCCACCCTTCTTACGTTGGATAGCATTATGAACGACACCGGCATGTTCTTTTGAACCACTCTCTACTTTACCATCTCCATCATAATCTTTCTTTGCCTTTTTCTCTCCACCCATTTTATCATAGGTATCCTTATTTTTCTTTCCAGAAATTTCCACTCTAAGACCCTTTGCTTCCAATTGCCTTTTCTTTGCAGATGCTGCCTGATAATTGGAATAAGATCTATAATAAGTAGTTTTTGCTCTTGAATCAGTAACTCTCAAAACAAATGCTTTTTCCTCAGAAAAAATACTAGCAATTACAGATTCCTTAAGTCCCTGCAAAGAATTATCAATATCAATAACATCATATTCTTCTCCGATAAGCATTTTTTTTGCTAATGCTTTAACTGGACCAGGAGAAGAAGATGCCGATAACTGCTGCATATACGCACTTTTCAATGCTGCAGGACTGGTTTTTTGACCTTCCTTAAACTTTCCCTTTACTTTATATCTTACATCATAAGCAAGTTGCCTTGCTTGTTTTCTTATTTTATCTACGGCACCACCTGGAAGTTGAGGAGCATCCTCAAATACTTTATTATTCATCGGAAGTCTTAATTAATCTTACTTTTCCTATATTTATTTATGAATTGCTTTCCCCAAGAATTTCTTGGAACCATAGTTTCAACATACTTTCTATGAGCATCTGTTCCAACTAATCTACTGTCCGCAGAAACTCCAGAATGTTCAGTTCCATTCACGATTTGCTCAAATACATTTTTAATCCAAGGTTTAAACATCTCACCATCTTCAGTAACACAAATAAGATAGTTTGTTCCTCTACGAATAATTTTTCCCCTCTTTTCACTAATATTACATTTTATCCAATCACCAACTGCGAATATTTCATTTTTAATATATTTTTCTCTCAAATCATTTTCATATTCACTAGTTCCATAATCATATGAACTTTTAATTTGAGCATAGGAGGTATTGGGTAATCTCTTTTGCTTCTCAGACTGCTTAGGATCTTTACCACCCAGTACAGTTTTTTTATTATAATAAACTACCTCTCCATTTTCAACCTTAGCATGTAGTTCTCCTCTCGGTCCATATAATCCACCCTTTTCATAAGTCCATCCCCTCTGCCTGGCAATCCTCATACCAGGAGATGCTTCGAAAATAAAACTACAAAAACTTTTCATTACTTACTTAATTCTTTTATTACTTGCTTTTCATTTGCAATTATGAGTTTGATAACACTATCTCTCATTTTCTTATATTTATTCACAATACTATCTTTCCTACACAAAGAAATCCTTCTATCAAAGGTAATGTAAATGTGGGCAAGAAATTCTTTGTATTTTTCTTTTTTATTTTTATTATCAGATTCGAAAGAATCCAATAAATTTCTCACCAAATTATTTTCCATATAACAGCAAGTATTATATGTAATATTTAGAAATGGAGTTAAGGAGACTCGAACTCCTAACCTTTCGGATGCAAACCGAATGCTCTACCAATTGAGCTATAACCCCTTGAGATAGTCCTTTTCATTTTGATAGGGAACTATTTCACCAGTATAATGTTTGATCCCCTCTTGAATATCAGGAATTAACCACTGGTCAACCCGATAACAATATTGCCAGTTAACGGGTTGAATACAGTTTATTATAACCACTGACCAGAATGCTGTCAAGTAGTTAATAACTGTGTACATTATTAGAGATCACCTTCTTTACGATTCTCAGAATAATAAACATCAAAATCTCCACCAGGGTAACGTGTCTTAAGTTTCTCTACATTCATCTCAATGATTTCATCCAGAGAAACATTCAATCCCATACATGCTTGTGCAACATACCACATAATGTCGCCCAGTTCACGTTTCAAGTGAAAGAGATTTTCATCATTAACGGGTTTACCTTGGAAGATAATCTTTTTGATAACTTCAGTAAACTCACCTGCTTCTGCCGACATTCCTACGGCAGCAGTGAGAAGTCGATGCGTTTCAAAACCCTCTTCACGAAGTTCTTGAATACGACATTCAAATGCATCAGCATCACTACTGGGTTGTGATGTAACAGCAGCAACAAATTCTAAATATGCATCAGTATTAACTTTATTTTTTGCCATAGTGAACTTATTTTCCTCTGATGTTTGTTTTTTATTAATTGAAATTGTCAAAATTTAAAACCTCCAAATTTGTCTTTGAAAGATTTTGGTCCATCATTATCGTCGTCATCATCTTGCCCAGAATCTAAAATATCATTTTGAGCAGACTGTTCACAATCATACAATCTCATCTTAGATCTGTCAATACCTACAATAAATCGTTTGAAGATAGATAGATCATTATATCTATTCTTCAACTGCTTCACCATAATTTGTCCAAGCCCCTCAAGCTCTTCTGTAGAAATAAGGGCAAACATAAGATCAGCAGTAGCAGGGAGACCAAAGGATTCACTAGTATCAGTAAGATCAACATCAGAGCTAGCATAACCAGAACGAGTA